ACGGATGCAACGCTGCAAGTTCTGAGCAGGCAGGAATGGATCACGAAACCCCTCAAAACTGGAATCGCCATCTAGGGATGTTCCATAGGTGAAAGTGCCTTCTGTGTTCCAGTAGCCAGAGAAAAGCCAATGCAAACGGCGCAAGGCGTGTTCATTACGGTTCTTCTTCATCGCAGTGAAGTATTTGATCGCTGCAGCATGTGGTCCCAATGGATCAACAGTGCAAGGATTGGACAGGATGATGGGGCGTGTGCCCTCAATGGTTAACTCAAAACGGCGAAATGCCATGGGTTCCTCGTGGGTATGTGGAGGGGGCTGAAGACAGCCCCCCTGTGGTTTGCGGCGCTGAGCGATTGGATGCGGTGGATTGCGAAGCGTATGGTGGCGGAGTAGTGCGGCGCAGTGAGCGGCAGAGCGCCGACGCTTGCGACCATAGCCCACATCGGGTAGCATTGGCAAGCAACTGACGGCAGCCTATGGAGAACGCCGACTACCACGCGCACCCTGCGATCTCAAAGTCGCACCTGGATCTCATCGCGCGATCCCCGTTGCATTACTGGGCGCGCTACATCGACCCGAAGCGTGTTGCTCCTGAGCCAACACCTCAGATGCGCCTTGGCACTGCGCTTCACACGCATGTGCTGGAGCTGGACCAGTGGGATCAGCAAATCGCTGTAGCACCTGCTGACATCAACCGCAAAACAAAGCTGGGCCGTGAAGAATGGGCAGCCTTTGAGGCAAGCGCCAAACAGAAGACGGTCATCTCTGCTGATGATGCCGAGGTGGTAATGGCGATGGGCCGCAGCATTATGCGCCATCCAGGTGCCGCCATGCTGCTGGGGTTAGCTGGCAAGCCAGAAACCACTCACATGTGGACAGATGCCACCTATGGGGTGGAGTGCAAATGCCGTCCTGATTGGTTCACGGACGATGGCGACATCATCGTGGACCTAAAAACCACCCGCGATGCCAGTCCGCGTGGATTCAGGCGCAGCATTGCCGATTATCGCTATCACGTGCAAGCTGGCTGGTACATGCATGGTGTACAAGCTGCTACTGGCAAGAGGCCTGATCAGTTCATCTTCATCTGCGTCGAAACCACAGCACCATATGCGTGTGCTGTGTATGCGGCTGATGCTGAGTTGATTGATCGCGGCTATGAACAGGCAATGTTTGATCTTGGCAAGCTGGCCACCTGCCGTGCTGCTGATAGTTGGCCGAGCTACAGCGACCAGATCGAGATGATCGGCCTCCCGGCATGGATGTCTGGCCAGCAACAGCAACAGACCACAGAAATCGAGATGTATTAATGGAATCCACAGCACTCACTACCACCCAGCCAACTGGTTCGGTGTTCAGCGGCATCCAAGCGTTTGAGGACGCCCAGCGGATCGCCAAGGCGCTGGCCAGCAGCACGCTGATCCCGCCGCAGTTTCAAGGCCAGCAGGGGTTTGCCAACTGCCTCGTGGCGCTTGAGATCGCCAACCGGATGCGGATGTCACCCTTCCAGGTGATGCAGAACCTCCACATCATCCATGGGCGCCCCAGCTGGAGCAGCCAGTTCATCATCGGCCTGATCAACGGCTGCGGGCGCTTCAGCCCGCTCCGCTATGAGATGAGCGGCACGGGCGAAAGCCTGGCCTGCTACTGCCTGGCTACTGAGCTGAGCAGCGGGAAGGATCTCAAGGGCCCAACCGTGAGCATGGCCATGGCCAAGAAAGAAGGCTGGTCAACCAAGGGTGGCAGCAAATGGCAGTCGATGCCTGAGCTGATGATCCGCTACCGTGCCGCGGCCTTCTGGGGGCGTCTTTACATCCCTGAGCTGCTGGTTGGCATCCAGACGCAGGAGGAGGTGGTGGACATCGAGCCGGTGACCGTGAACGAGCCTGCCACCACCATCCAGGACCTGAACGCTGCCATCCCGCAGCCGGCACCTGCACCTGCACCTGCACCCGAACCTGAGAGCGATGAAATCTTCTGAGTATCTGACTGCCACCCAGCTTGCGCAGCGATGGGGGTTGCACCCTGACACGCTGATGCGCTGGCGAAAAGCAGGCAAGGGTCCGGCGTATTTCCGCACGCCAGGCTTCGTGCTCTACCCACTGGCCGGGGTGGAGCAATACGAACAGGCCAACACCACTACCAACGATCAACCATGAGCTTCAAAGCAAAGGGCGCCATCTTCAAGAACACTCCCGAGAAGCTGCAAAAGCTGTACGGGGACCGCTATGACGCTGGGAAGAAGTACCCAGATGTCGATGGGATGTTCGGCATCAAGGAGGAGGATCGCCTGGCGTTTGCGACTTACATCATGAACGCCGACCCGAACGAGAAAGGCGAGATCATCGTCCGGCTTAGCGGCTACAACAACGTGAGCGAGACCAGCGGTATCAGGTATCTGGGCATCACCGTGGAGCCTGACTACAAGACGATGAAGGGTGTCGAGCAGAAGCAGGCCGCGCACCAGGCTGCTCAGGCATCTCAGAAGCTGGCCAATGCCACCGATGGGGTGGTGGTCAACATCGACACGGGCACCGATCTGTTCTGAGCTACATCAGCTCCAGCTCCAGTCGGGCGATCTCGTTGACCGCCTGTTGCAGGAGCTGCTGCTGATAGCAGGCTTGCTTCAGGAGTGCTGCCGCCATGATGCCCGCATCCGGGCTTGAGAGCAGGGTGCGGGCTTGTTTTTCGATCTCAAACTGCTGTTCTGGGGAAAGCTCCACCAGCATCCACTCACCGAACCGCATTGTGCTAGACCAGTGGGGCACACGATCATGATAGCAATGCAGTGCCAGCGATGCTCCAGCGCGATGGTGAGGGCCGTGGCGACGAACAACAAGGAGCCGGGCGTGACGGTTCGGAAGCGGCAGTGCGCCGACTGTGGTTTTGTGTGGTTCACGGTGGAGCTACCCGTCAGCCCGGCTGTGGTCGGCTGGGGGCGGATTGACGCGCGGGGCCAGAGCAAGCCGGTGTTGCGGGTGCCGGTGGAGATCGCGGTCGGCACCGAGGCAGTGTGAAGAACTGTCACACGGGGTTGGCATGTGCCCCGCAGGCAGGGCATGATTGTGTGCATCGGAGGGAAACGCCTCCACCGCACTCCCAGCCATGACCACCACTCTGCAAGCCACCAGCCGCCAACGTGCCCGTGCTTTGGCCGCACGCGCGATTGCAAAGGCAGTGCGCGATGAGCGCCCTCACATGACCCGCGCCGAGCAGCGCGCCTTGGTGCTGCAGTTCTTGAGCGCCATGGTCTTCTGAGCCCTCCGGGGCTCTCCACCTACCACTTCACCGCCATGATCAACCGCATCAACAACGCCATCTGTTTACTGGTCGTCGCTGCCGTGTTCGCCATGATCGGCATCGAGGCAGGCAACCAAGCAGGCGCCACGCACTCCGGCACGCAGCCGCTAGTGGAGGTGCGCAAGTGACCCGCCCCCGCCGCTTCTACTTCCAGATCCGCAGCGCCAATGTCTGTGAGTGCATCTGGGCGCACAGCCTTACAGAAGCCAAAGAAATCGCCGCGCGCACTTGGATGCCGTGGTGGTCTGAGCTTGAGTGGCTCAACGTTGAAGCCGTCACTGAGAGCGTGATTTATGACTGACTCGCCCATCGCCTTCCAATGGCGCAACGATGAAGACGATCAGAGCCGGCATGGTGAGGGCATCAGCCGCCCAGTTCACGGCAGCCGCACTCGTGAGTTCCGCGTGATTGTCTACAAGGCAGGCGGCCAGCCAATGACATGGATCACCAAAGCGGAGAGCAGCCGTCATGCACAGCGTTATGCCGAAGCCCGCTGGCCCGGTGCTGTGGTGGAGGTGGGATGACAACATTCTCAGATCTGCCGCTATTCAACTCCCAAGCAGCTTGTGCTGCTAGAGATGCAGGAATTGCTCTAGTGCTGAACCATGCCGGTGATGCTTTTGTTGATAGAGCTTGCGCATTGATTGAAAGCGTCCATGCTGGTCAGATAATGCTTGCTGAGCAATGGAGAAAAACCTGCATGGAACATGGCGTGTATCCTCATCACCCAAACGCTTGGGGTGGATTAACTCGCGCGCTATTTAGCCGAGGAATTATTAAACCAACTGGAAGGTTCAGCCAAGCTAAATCCATAAAAAACCATGGCCATCGTTATGAGCTGTGGCGCGTGCGTCAAACATTGACCAGGGAACTGCCGCAATGAACAACGCCGCCGCCCGCGCTCGCCTCTATAGCCTCTTGGAAGGCAGCAACACGTTCAAGGCTGGCCAGTCATCCGAACGAGACCGCCTTCGCCTGCTGATCGACATCCGTGTTGATCAGCTGCGCAGCACCTGCGGGATCAAGAACCGCGAACAGCTTTGCGCTGAACTGCTCAACCTCCGCCAGTACCTCGACGAATGAAAGTCACGTTTCTCGACGATCAACGCCACGAAATGATGGAGGCGCTGTACCGGGCCAGCGGTCGCACATGCGGCACCTATACCGGGCTCTGGGAGGAGTTCGCCCGAGATATTGCCGCGAACTTCAGGGACACCTACTACCCCGAGCTGTTTGCCAGGGTGGTCAAAGCCATGGACACCACCGAGTCGGTGATGACCGAGAAGCAGGCGCAGCAGGCGATCGAGGTGTGCCGGCAGCAGCTGTTAGGTGACAAATGGCGGTGAGGACCGCTAACCGGGGCAGCTTCACCGCTGGTCATGTGCCGGCCAGTGCTGTATTGCTGCCGCAAAACGCCATCGACATCCGCCGCCGTCGCGCTGAAGGCTGGAAGATCAAGCAACTGGCGCAGACCTATGGCGTCAGTCAGACCCACATCATCGACATCATCTTTTACCGCAAATGGAAGAACGCAGACCAGCAGGCGATGCAGTGAACCACCCGCCGCACTATCAGGCCGCAACCGTCGAGGCCATCGACTTCATTGAGGCGGTGATCAGCGATGCACCGCACATGGTCCCCGCATACCTCCATGGGCAGGCGCTCAAGTACATGATCCGCATGTGGCTCAAGGGTGATGCCCTGGAGGATGCCCGCAAAGCGGAGTGGTATCTGAACCGACTCATTGCCAAGATGGAGTCATGCTCGAACATCTCCGGCTGACTTGGATCGAACGCATCGCTCTGCGCATCCTCTGCCAGAGCGAGCGCATCGGGCTGCTGGTGATCAAGCGCCACGGTTCGCGGATGGTGTTTGTTGTGCGGGATCAGACCGATCCCATCGACATCACCGAGGCTGATGAGCCGGTGACCATGCAGCTGGAGCGGTTGTACCACCAGCCGAGTTACGGCGAGGATGAATGATCAGATTGCACGCTGGCCGACTGCTGCTGGTGTGCGATCGAGCAGACCGTACCTGGCACGCTCGTGTGGTACTCGGCCCAAAGGCTGAGCATCAGGTTGAGGTGAGCACAGGCACCATCCAGTTGCAGGAGGCATTGCCTCGCGCAAAAAAGGCATATGAGGAGGCGATGGCGCGAATACGGCCAGCAGGTTGCCGGGTGATGTGCTGGGACTGCCTGCAATGGGATATGGGAAGGCAGCGGTGTGAACTGATGATTCCTGAGTCCAAGCGCAGTGGTGGCCGCTACGCAGTGCTGTGCGAGATGTTTAAGCAAGCGATGTCGGCAGCAGACTGATAGAGGCCGCCTCAGGTCACCGTGTCCAAGCGTGAGTTCAACACGCCAATCCGTGAGCCGTGGAATGTGCTCATCCATCAATCGTTGCAGGCCATCGATCGGCACAACATGTTGTGGATCAGCTCGGGTGACGGATGGCACCTTCAGCAGGCGCAGGTTTTGAGGGAGTATGTCGCCAGACTGAAGACATGGATTCATCAGCAGGAGGGGTGGTGATGTTCGGGCCTGAAGTGATCAGCCGCGATGACCGCGAAGGTGGCTACATCGAGACGCTACTGCCAGCGGAGAAGGGTGAGGTGTATTACCGCAGCTGCGTTGGTGGCGTGTGCCGGTATAGCTCGGACTTCTTCCAGGCTGAGATCTATCTGAATCAGATGCTCAGGCCATGAGAGTGCCGCCGGTGGTCGTGTTCGGGATGACGTGGTTAGGCGGCATGTTGTTCATCACCGTCTTGCTCACCGTGATCCGCTGAGCCGGCGTTGAGCCACTGGGCAATAGCCCACTCCCGCAGTGGCGACCAAAAAGGTTGAGCACGCAGAAAATCAACCCATGGCTTGTGGCCCTTGCGGCTATTGCAAGACCAGCAGCAAGCCACTAAGTTGTTGCGCACAGTCAGACCGCCGTGAACCTTAGGGATCACATGATCGAGCGTCGGGCTGCGACCAAGTGGATCACCGCAATACGCACACTCGTGGTTCCAGGCCAGCAGGATCTGATCACGGGCCGACCGCCGGGTGACCAGGCGGGTTTCTTCAATGTGGTGCTGATCCACTGAGATCAACCGGCAGGGGAACGGCGTGGATCTCTAGGTCGAGGAGATCGTCGTCGTTGTGGATGAACTCTGCGATGTGGGAATAAATATCAGCCGGCAGCTCGTCGGGATCGGTTTCGGAGCGCACCAGCACCTTGGCGGTGATCTCCACGATGAACGCCCGCATGGGCAGCAGCCCCGGCTGGTTTAACGGTAGCGAGCGCGACCCGATCGGACAGTGTGACGGTTTGTGAACGTGCCCTGCATCCGGGGCACAGTGCCCCGTCGGCGGGGTATAGTTCTCACATCAACGCCACTCCACCCATGGCGGCCACCACCGTAAAAATCACTCCCGCTCAGCGCCGTTACCTCCAAGATCTAGCGACCGGCCAGCGCCGCGATAACCGCAGCAACCCTAAGGCGGAGCACATGATCGAGGCCGGCCTGCTCGCATGGCAGCCTTGGGGTTCTAGCGGCTACAAACTTGAGATCACGGCTAAAGGGCGCGAGCTTGTCTCCTCCTGGGCATGACCCTCACCGGGGGCGCTCCGGCGCCCCTATCCTCCTCCCATGACTTACACCCTCCGCATCGGCCCGTGGCACATCGGCCCGTTCACCACTCACATCGCTGCCACCACCTTCGCAGAGCAGCACGGCTGTGATGACTACACCCTGATCCCGATGGATGATCCGGCTGAGGCACCAGCCAAGATCCACCGGATGCGGATGGCACCGCTGCAGCACCCGATGGCGCGCTAGCCCTTGCTGGCGGTTACTCCGAGGTCCCCGTTGTAGCGGCCAATTTGCGCATAGCTCCGGTCCGGTCGACCGCTCACCAGCAGGAACTTCATCTGTCCAATCCGCAGGCCAGGCCAGATCGGCAGTGGATGCATCCGGCGGCTGTTTTTCAGCTCCATGGTCAGCCTGCTGCCATAGAAGCCCGGATCGCACCAACCGGCCTCAGCGTGGTCCCAGCCTTCGCGGGCACGGCTGGACTTCAGCACGAACTGCGCACCGACGTGATCGGGCAGGTTGAATATCTCCCTGGTCTCCGCTAGGAACCATTCCCCCGGCTGAATCCAGAACGGATCCTCCTGCGTGTGGCCTGTGATGCCAAGGATCTGCAGCTCAGGGTGCCCCGCCACCTCGATCATGATCCGATCACCCAGCGTCACGTCCAGGCTGGCCGGGTTCAGGTGATCTTCGATGTATGGGCTGATCATCGCCTGCTGTTTGCACAGGCGACGGATCTCGTGATCAGGTAGCAGCATTAAGGAGCCTTGACTAGAACTGCCCAGCCTGGTGTGCCATTCGCCAACCAGCGAGGCAGCCAATTCTTGCGGCTGTAAGTTACACCCGCGCCACCCTGGCTGCTGACGTAGCCGCCATTAACCAGATCGGCCTCACCGTAGGGATCGTTATGGATAAATGCCTGCGGTGTAAAACCAATCACCACAGACCAGTGACCACCACCACTCGGCGCCGTTACCGGGCCATGGTGCAGCCAACCAACAGCAACAGGGCGACCAGCGCGCAATTCGCTTTCAAGCAGCGCCACATCTGCTGATTGCGTGAAAGTGGCCTTTAGGCCAAGCGACTGCAGCGCCTTCAGCTGCGCCTGCGCGTCAGTAGTATCGCCATATTTGGCGCGCACTTTGTTGTAGGCATCGTCGCTGGTGACTTTGCTATAGAAGCGCGCAATCATTGCGCAGCTGGAGCTGAAGCACTCGCGATGTCCGGTGCCTGATGCATTATCGCGCTGGTATTCATAGGGCACCTTCAGCAGCACGCTGGTTGCCGCAGCAGAGCGATGCTGCCCCCATAGCTCGCCTTCTGCCCTGCGGCGCCGTAACAGACCAGCCTCGACGTTGGTGCCAGGGTTGCGGTATAGCTCCATGGCGGCGGGTACCTTGTCCCATGCCTGCTCGCGCAGCACCTTGGTGATCGTCTCAAAGCCGGGCGCACCATAGAAGCCGGCGCCGAGATTGTAGGCGAAGCTCACCAGTGCTGACCGCTGGTTGTCGTCCATCACCTTCCAGTGCGGGATAGTAGCGGCCAGCTTGCTAGCGATGCGATCCACCTCAAGGCGGAGCATCATGTCAGCTTCGATGATGTTGATCTTGTCGCCGCGCTTCACCGGCACGCCGCCGCTGTAGCGGGTGGTGCCGTAGCCGATCGTCCATGGATCGCCGCCGCTGAGCGGATCAGGGTAAGCAGAGAGATGCACACCCTCGAACTGCTTAATCAGGCTGATGCCAGCCGATAAGTCGATTTGCTTACCATCCTGCGACCATGCTTCAAACCACGGGCGATCACGCCGCATCGCAGCTTTGTAGCCATTAGCGGCCAGGTCCTGCTCCAGCAGACTGATCGCCGCGGCCTGATGAGGCAGTCCTTTGTAATACCTAAACAGAGCTTGCAGCGTGATCGGTGCCGTGTTTGCCATATCAGCGGCGTTTAGGAAACATCAGGCGCAGGGCTTGCAGAAGGAGCTGGAGCCAGCTATTGGATTTCAGCGGCGAGACGGCGATGATTTCAGAGCCAGCGGCCACGATGATGGCAATGATCGCAAGAGTTTCAGGTGACATGGGAAGTAGTGCCTGAGCCCCTAAGTTACTGCCCAAGCTCAAGAGCGCGCACACGCTTGTCTAAATCAGCCAGTTCAGTGCGTGAATCACTCTTAAGTTCTTCGATGGATTTGGCCATCTGAACAACGGTGGCCTCGATCCGTGCTGATTGGATCTGCATCGAGATCAGCAGACCGCCGATGGCAACCATGCCAGTAGCCAAGACGGTGGGCAGTGAGGCGGAGAAGACGCCACCAACGCTCTGTGGTTCTTCAGACATCGCTGCTGCGGCCTGCATCCATCCCATCGTAGCGATCGAACGGGTCAGGCCTGCCCGCGAGGATGGCTATAGCGCGGCGGTAATAGTGGTTGTCGGTCTTGCCAACACGCTCAAGATGATCGCGGATCTTGCGCCAGTTGTTGAGCGTGTCCCGGTCCATTACCGCCCCTGCTCTGCATAAAAAGCCACGTCGTCGCCGCCCGCCGCTCTGCCATGTGCTAGGGTCAACAAATGAAGCAAATCAAACCGCTCCCGCCATTGGCTGAACTGCAGGCTTGGTTCGACATTAAAGGGTCCGACCTTGTTTGGAGAGATTGCTATTTCCCCGACTTGATTGGGAAGCGAGCAGGATATCGACGTCCCGACGGCTACATTGAGGTCCGAAAGGGCAATCACAAAATGCTTGCCCATCGAGTGGTCTACCTGCTTGCGCATGGGGAAGATCCCGGCAACCATTTCATTGATCATATAGACGGCGATCCGTCCAACAATAGTCCGACTAACTTACGCATCGCCAGTCAGACTGAAAACATGCGCAATGTCCGGCGGCTGCGAGCCAATAACAAATCAGGCCGGCATGGCGTCCACTACGCAATAGTAGGGGGTATCCCATATTGGAAAGCGACTGTTTTTCTTTCTGGCAAGGCGCTTCATCTCGGCTCTTATGGAACCAAAGAGGAAGCCATTGCGGCAAGGGATGTCGCTGAACGCTTGCTATACGGCAGCTTCTCTCCTATTTGCCTTGACCCCTTAAAGGCTTTTTCCCGCGACGACGAGGCCGAGAATGTTGGCCAAAGCCAGCCTTTGTAGTTTTCGGCGGTCCCGGCTGGTGCTCGATGCGTGCGGTGCCGGTCTTCGACTTCACTGCCAGGCACACCTGCAGCTTGCGTCGGATGCCGCTGTTCATCGAGTTGCTTCTGCAGTGCGGCCTCAATCTCGGCCACCTTCTCAGCTCCGAAGTTGTCCTTCACCCAGCCGATCACAATGTCCTCAGTGAGATCCGCATAGGGGATCAGTTTGTCAGGGCGCTCAAAACCGAGGCTGCCGTAAGCGCCAGAGCTGTAGGTGCCGTCGTTGGCATCGATGGTGTAGTGCGCCGTCATCACGAACCCGTCGGCGGTTTCCCGCTCAAGGTTGGCAATGTGCCAAGTGAAAACGGTGCTGGGGGTGGACTGGGTGGAGGCTTTAGCCATGGTGGTGTGATCCGTGGGTGAAGTTTAGGGGAAATGGCAAGTTGAGGCACTGCCGAATCTCGGCCTTGCGCTGTTCGATGCGCTCCCGGCGCTCAGGGCTAAAGTCCTTGGTGAGGTCTGAAAAGGGGCGCGTCATTGGTGATTTCAGCAAAGATCTTGGCACGAATGTCACTGGCGATCTCCTCTTGACGGCTTTCGGATAAGCCGCAGGCGATCTCAGGATTGTAAGGCGAGTAGTTGTGAAGGGCTAGCCAGACAACCCTGATTTCATCCCTGGTGAGATCCATGGGGATTAGCGAATAGGACTACGCGGCCTCAAGGGCTGCAACTTTTGTTTCCAGAGCTTCGATCCGCTCCATTGCTTCCTGCAACGCCTTCACTGCCTTCATGTACAGGACTGAATACTGCACCGCCTTGGTAGTGGTGCCGAGATCGTTGCCCTCAGGGTCGCGGTCTGGCGTCTCATAAACCAAGCCAGGTGAAACAGTTTCAACTTCCTGTGCAATCAAGCCGATCTGGCGATGAGCCTGTCCTTCTTTGAAGTTAAAGTTGCGAACCTGAAGCGCCTTGATATCCGCCCATTGAGAATTTGCGTCAACGATGTTCTCCTTTAGCTTGATGTCGGAGATTGCTGTGTAGGAGTTGTTGGTGTTTTGAATGTTGCCGTTGGACCAAATGACGACAGAGCGAGTTCCGCCACCAGGGGTTCCGGCTGTACCACCGTATAGTCCGTCAAACAAAGGAATCGTAGTACCCGCTGCTGCAGTTGTTGAAGCAGAGAGAACTAAACCTGTGCTGACAACATAGCTTTCTCCGTTATTTCGGATCCTCATCCGCTCCGTCGGGCTGCTCGCTCCGTCGGCGGTAGTGGAGAACACTAATCTGCCCGGTTTGCTGGTCCCGCTTGCAGTGCCTGCGTCTGAATTTGCCTCGATCCTGGCGGCCTCACCAAACGTTCCTCCGCTGTTATGGACAAAAGAAAGCTCG